GGTGGTACAATTCGTGCCCTTAACTGTTCAAACGCATACGGAGAATACGGTGCTTATTCAACAGGAGTTTTAAGTGGAGAAAGTCCTGACGAAGTACAATTAAGAGGTCAACAATTTATCTATCAAGCTGCTCAAGGTACAGGTCCTGCCGGTTATACTGCTGGCGAAGGCGATACTATGGTCGGTGGAACATCAGGTGTAACTGCTACACTTGTTAATCAAGTAAGTTCTACTAGAAAATTACAGATAGAAAGTGTATCTAACTCTCACGGATTTATTCCTGGAGAAACAGTTACAATTACAGACTTAACAGATAGTTCAACTAAAACTTTCAAAGTTACAGAAACAGCTGCTGATATGATAGATGGTGCAACTAAAACTATTACAGGTGTTACCGCTGCTAACCCAGGTGTCGTAACATCAAATGGTCACGGTATGCCAAACGGTACAAAAATCGTGATTTCAGGTGTTGTAGGTATGACTGAATTAAATGGTAATACTTACTATGTTGCCAACACAGCAACTAACACATTTAGTTTATCATCAACATCAACTAGTGTAACAAATGTTAACACATCAGGTTTCACAGCATACGGTTCTGCTGGAACAATTACACCAAAACAACCATTAACAGGTCAAACAGGTTACTTATTCAATGTAGATAGTACATCAACATTGTTATCAAGTGCAACTGCTGTTAAAGTTGGTTCTAACTTCCAGTTTGCAGGTGACTCTACATACTATAGGGTTACTGCCGTATCTGAAACAGATACAACGAACAAACAAGCTTTGATTGCAATTACGCCAGAGCGTACTGCTTCAGCGGCTGATAATACAGAAGTTGATATAACTAAAAACTTCTCGAACATTCGTTTAACAGGACATGATTTCTTGTCAATTGGTACTGGTTCATTTGCCGACACTAATTATCCAAATAGTGTAGGTGCAACGCAACCTTATGACCAATCAAGAGAAACTACTGAATTGCTAGGTGGTCGTGTGTACTACACTTCTACTGACCAACTTGGTAACTTTAGAGTTGGTTCGCAGTTTAAGATTAACCAGGCAACAGGTTCGGCAACTCTAAACGCAGATAGTTTTGACCTTTCGGGTCTAACACAATTACAACTTGGTTCTATTGGTGCTCAACTTGGTGCAACAATTAATGAGTTCAGTACAGACGGAACACTCGGCGGAAATAGTGATACTGCCGTTCCAACTGAACAGGCCGTGAAAACTTATGTTACCACTCAAATAGGTGGTATCTCATCCGGTATATCAATGGGTAAAGCGATTGCAGCTGCCATTGTTTTTGGATAAATAATTAAAAGGAGAATAGAAAAATATGTCAGCACCAAATATAGTCAATGTAGCAACGATTACAGGTAAATCCGTTGGCGCAGCTTTGGGAACAACTACTACTACTGCTTTACTTACAAACGCTTCTTCATCAAACAAAGTGTTTAAAGTAAACTGTATTATTGTTTCTAATATTCAAGGTACAGATACAACTACAACTATCTCGTATTATGACGGTTCAACTGATTGGAATTTAGCAAGTACAATCAATGTTCCTGGTAATACAGCTCTTGTAGTTTCTGATAAAAACTCAGCAATATATCTTGAAGAAGGCGACTCAATTCGAGGTGGAGCTTCAACAGCTTCAAGACTTGAAGCGGTTATTTCTTACGAAGAATTATCTTAATCGTAATTAACAGTTTTTTTTAACAGGAGTTTTAGCTAATGAGTTTACCAGGTCCAATTTTCGGAAGAGCGCAAGGTAGGAGGAATAATAGGTCCTTAATAGGAGTTACAACACCTCATACTAATAGCACAGATGTATTCGAAGGAAATTATAATCCTTTCGGACAGTCTGGCGCCTATGATGGTAAAGCTCAAATAGGTATAACTACTTTAACTCAACACCATTCAGATTCAATGAGGGCAAAATATCGTCCTCTTACAAGTTATTGTGATACTGCCGGTCCAACAGGTAACTGGTCAAGTGATGAAAGATTTGGTGGTGGTGCAACAGGTCAGGCCAAAGGTTCTGTACCTAATGTTTCAGGTTTATATACAAGACCAGGAACATCTACAAGAACATATCCACAATCATCATGGCCCCCAGTTTATCATAAAAGAAGTGTTGGCGATAATGATACCGTTAATGAATACATGGCTCAAATGCAAGGTTGGTACGGTGGAGGTCAACAAGGTTATAAAGATAGAACAGGTACAGCTTCTTGGTGGATGTTCAGACAAATTATTAATGTATGTTATACTTTCGGAGGATATAAAGATGGTTCTCCTTGGAAAGCAGTTCATAGAACATACTCACATAACGACCAAACTGCCAATCTAGGTGATAACATGGATTATGCTGGTTCTTATACTTCTGGTGGTTGTAATACTACAACATATTTTCTATTCTCTACACCAACTGATAACGCTCACTCAACATCTTCAACAAGAACAAGTGCGTTTCATATGTATTCTGAAACTAGTAAATCACACAATAGTGTATTTGATATGTACAACTCTCGTATGGATTTAGGTGCAGTACAAAAAGAACAAGAGTTCATATATCTTTTTGGTGGTGGACCAGGTTCTTCAAATACAGATAAATTTTGTTTAACTACAGAATGCCGAGTTTCTAACTTGAGCTCTGGAGGTTTAACAACGCAGGCAGGTGGATTTTTCAGTAAAGATAATGGTTACGGCTGGGATAACAGTAATGGAAGAAAAATAAACTTCTACAACGATACTTCAGCGTCATTCAGTCATCAAGGTAACCATGGTCAACAAAAAGGTATTCCTTCAAAACAACAACAAGGTTATGCTGGTAATGAGGGAACATATAACGGTGGTTATAACTATCGTAGATGGAATTTAAGTAACGATACACAAAACGGTACTGTCGGTAAACCAAGACAAAACATGGGTGAAGAAAATTACTCACTAGGTCAAGATTGGCAATACATGATAGGAGAATATAATGGTGGTGGCCAGAATAATGGTTGTCATAAATTCTATTATCAAACAGATACAGGTACTGCTGACCCAAGTGGTTTGGCGCCTACGGCTCACGCAGGACAAAGTTCAGGTCATTGCGGCTGGAGAACATAATAACAACTCAACTAAATAATATTATATTATGAAGGAGAAAAAAATGAAAATGACTGAAAATGAGGTGATTGCTTTCGCCCACGACAAAGCTGTAAGTTCATCAAATCCATATTTTAAGATTAAGCATTTCCAAGGTAAGTCTATGTTGACGCCTTATCATATGCTTAAACAAATGTTTCTGGAAATGAGAAACAAAGAAGATTCATTTAGACATATTAGTTGGTCTAAACAGAAAAAAGCAATTGAATTAGCTAGAGAAAAAGCAAAACTTGAAGCAACTGATTCAAAGTATGAACAAGAATATATTAGAGTAGATATTTTAAATATTGAAAAAGATTTAAAACTTTTTGACCAAAATGAAAAGGCTGCTTTAAAAGAAAAAGATAGAATTGTAGAAGTGATTAATGAGGTACTTGAAGGTCCAGAAGGCAAGTTACCAGACGGCAGACCTTTAACAGCTGCATTTGGTGATGAAGAGTTAGAAAGACAATTTGAACAAGAATATTGGACAGTTCGATTAGCTAAACAAGCTGCTACAGAAATGATGGCATATGGTAGAATTGGTACAGGTAATTTAGATTCTATCGCAATGTTACCTCCTCCTCAACAAGACGAGGTCTTGAAACTTGCTACAGATGTTACAACTAAAATGACAGGCAAGATGATAGAGTATAGTGAGGAATCATATAACCAGTTGAGACTTGGTCACTTTGACCCAATCAATGAAAAAAGGTTGAAACATCTAGGTGTTCCAGAGTCTTTAACAGAAGAGAAATTAAAATTGACAATACAAGGGGCAAATAAACAAGAAAAAGAGTTCCAAGAGAATAACTCCATTATAAATAGTAAGTATAAGGATGTTAAAGAGGCTACTAAACCAGAGCCCTTGGTATACAAAACCGAAGATAAGGAATAAAAATGGCAAGACAATATGTACTTTACAAAACAGGTAACCTAGAATCTAAACCAGGTTGGATGGACGATTTCTATGAAATCTACAATTACAAAATCTGTTCGGTTCAAGATGATTACCAAGATTTAAGAATTCAATACGACCATTTAAATGCTGAAGTATTAGCAACAGATTTAGCTAGAGGTTGCATTTATGCAGACCCTAAATTTATCTATGATGGTGGTAGTTTACAAAACAATACAATTTCAATTAAAAAAGGCACTACAGTTGAAGATGAGTTTCCTCAATTATTAGATTCAGGTGAAGACGCAGGTAATAAAACAGTAGTAACTTTAGATGACGCACAAAAAACTGCTGGTGTTAATTTCAATAAAGCTATCTTTAAAAAGATGGTGAAAGATAGATACAACCAACACTTTAGAGCTTTGAATGTTTATTCAGATGTTGAAAGAGCTTCATTCGCTGGACAACTTGCAGAAGCAAATGCTCATAAAGCAGACAACTCAGCAAGTACACCAATGTTAACAGCAATTTCTACTGCTAGAAGTATTACAGTTGCGGCTTTAAGAGATAAAGTTATTGCTAAAGCAGCTGCTTACGATTTAACTGTTGCAAATCTTGTTAAAGAACAACAAAAACACGAAGATAGAATTGACGCTTTAGATACATTAGAGAAGTGTGCTACTTACAGACACACATACCTAGGTATCAGTATGAGTGAAGCACAAAGACAAAATGAGTCTTTGGATACTACACCACTTACTACAAAAATTACTTTTTAATTTCGGCCGTTTAAGGCCTTGTTTATATTATGTTTAGTGTACCTTTAAATCCCAAGCTCAATCCGAGTCAGTTCGATTCATTTTTAAAATTTCTAAAAGAACATAGAGATTTAATTTATGATGTCTATTTTACATCAAGAATACCACCCTTTGAGTTTGACGCAATGGGTGATGTATATAAAGAAAGTCAGTTTGACTTACTTACAGAAAATGCTTTAATCATAACAAAGCAAACAGGTATTCCACTTTCAGCTACGCTTAACAATATCGAGGTTCCACCGACTATGGAGAACCTCGATTTACTTATCAAAAATTATAAAAAACTATATGACGCTGGCGTTAAGATAGTTACCATACCTCATACTTTATGGATGCTAACTGGTAAATTTCAGAAAGCATATCCAGATGTTCTCATAAAAAATACCATATTAAGAAATGTACAACGACCTAATGAGGTTGTTAAGTGCGTTGAGGCAGGCTTTCATTATATTAATTTCGATAGAGATTTAATGAGAGACGAAGATATGTTAAAGCGTATGCAAGACGCAAAAAAACATTGTAAAGAAAAATTAGGTGTAGATGTCAAGTTTAGTTTACTTGCAAATGAAGGTTGTTGGGGTAATTGTCCTGTACAAGACGAACACTTTTTATATAACAATACTAGAAAGAGTATGTTAGACCCTACTTACTTCATGCAACCAATTAGTTATTTTTCTTGTCCATCATGGGAAGAAAAAGACCCAGCAAGTATGTGGAGAATTGCAAACTTTCCACCATGGAAAGAAGAATGGGATAGACTACTTACTTATATTGATGTAATTAAAATGCACGGAAGAGAAAGTGTTAGTAGATTATTTGAGACAATGAATATTATATCTCGTTATAAAAAAGGCGAAGAGATACTATTTCCAGAGTATGAAGAACATATTAAACTTAATAAATTTCCACAAAAACGAATAGATGTTTGGCGAAAAACAATAAGAAACTGTAAGTTTGATTGTTGGGATTGTAATGTTTGTGATAAGATAGTACAAGCAAATACTAAATTGAATTTAGTTAGTTCTACACAAAAAGCATTGGCAAGCGCCAGAGCAGGAGAAAGTAAATTATCAAAGACGGTTTTAGATATACCAGGTCTAACTTCTCCTAAAGTTAAGAATTTTATCAATAAATTATGTGAAATGCCAGAGGCAAAATACTTGGAATTAGGTGTATTTCAAGGTAGTATTTTTGCAGCTGCTTTGGAGAATAACAATATCTTTGCCACGGCTGTTGATAATTGGGTAGGAAATAAACCTGCTAGAAATGATGTAGATATAGGTTTAAAAGAAACAGACCACCACCATGCCTTTACAACGAATGTAAAAGAGTTAGTACAGAAAAGTAAAGTACAAGTTATTAATGGTGATATGTGGAATTTAGAATTAAGAAAATTACAATACAAACATAATATATTATTTTATGATGGACCACATGATGAACAATCACACTATAAGGTTCTACATAAATATTTGCCAGTATTAGATAATCAATTTGTTTTGGTTATTGATGATTGGAATTGGCCAAATGTTTCTTTGCCTACAAAAAAAGCAATTAAAGATTTGGATTTAAAAGTATTGTATAAAGAAGAAATTAAATGTAAAGTTGAAGATATTAATGATTTTTGGAATGGTTTAGGAATATATGTTTTGGAAAAAAGATAAAATTGAATTTGTAAGTACCTTGGCAGGTGTTTCAGATATGTTTCCCATATTGCCGTCAAGTAAGTATTGGCCAAAATGGATTGCAAAAGCAATGGCAGATTATAAAGCTAATATGAATAAGACTAAAAAAGTCCAACACATAGCACAATGTCCTGGTATATTTGCAATGTTTAAAACAGGTTATGTAGTTACTTCTTGGTTTGATGTAGTTATAGAAACTAAAAAAGGTCAAGATGGTTTCAGTTGGAGAGTGGCAGACGCCGACCTTATGAACAATGCAGAAATGAATGTTATTGATACGCATGGTGACCAAATTACTAAACACATACCTAAAAGAAGTGGTCAGATAGAAAACATAGTTAAGATTAATACACCTTATCATATCATAGCACCAAAGGGTGTTAAGTTTATGTTTATGCCTTTACCTTATCCTGACTCTTTTGATTATGAAAGTGTATCTGGTATTTTAGACCCAGCAGAATCTAGTGAATTAAATATACAATTAAATTGGTATAAAGAAGAGGGCGAAGTTTTAATAAAGGCAGGTACTCCTTTAATGTACATACTACCTATATCAGAAAAAGAATATAATGTAGTAAGTAGAGACGCAACAGACAAAGAAAAAAATTGGATGAAAAAAAGAAGATACTTTAATAGTTTTTCTTTTACACCAATACGAAGTAAAGTTAAAACTTTATATGAAAGGTATTTCCAATGATAGAATCAATATTTGCAACGCCTTTGTATAGGTCAGATGACTTATATAATTTTACAGACCAACAAAAATCAGTATTAGAAAACATAGATGTACATAGTAATAACGGTGGCAATTTAACTACAAAAAATAAAGAAATGTTAGATTTGCCAGACTTTGATGATTGTAAGATTTGGTGTCAAAAACATATAGATAAATTTTGTAAAGAATTAAATGTAGCCAAAGGTGCTGAAGTTTATATAACTCAATCTTGGTTTAATATTAATAGAAAACATACAAGACACCATTCACATTACCACCCTAATAGTTTAATAAGTGGTATCTTATACACACATGGCAACTCAAATGAAGGCAAAGCAAAAGGTACAGTTTTTTTTAATCAATCAGGTCAAGGTGTGTTTGGTAATCTACAGGCCTTTTCAAATGGCAACGAATGGACTGCTCAAAAGATTGTAACTAATTTTGAACCTGGTAGACTAGTATTATTTCCGTCAACACTACTACATGAGGTTGCTGAAACAGAAATAGATACACCTAGAGTTACATTGTCATTTAATACTTTCTTTAGAGGTGAGATAGGTGATGTACCGAATTTAACATTATTAAAAATTAAATGAAAAACTACTTACTAATATCTCCTAACAGAGCAGGTGGAACCATGTTTTTTCATAAGTACGAAAAGGATAATGGTTTAGAACATAAAGAAATTAATGAGCCATTTCATGGTAGTGAACGAAGTGGTAATCCTAAATGGAAAAAATATCAAGATGAAACTAAACTAATTGTAAATGATTTATTAAACAATCAACCTTTTAGAGTTAAGTTGGCACCAGATAGTTATTTTGAATTTATGTCTAAAGAAGACTTTTTTATTTTAACTGAACCAGAAATAACAACTGTTCATGCAGTATTAAGACCTAATTTAAAAGAATGGTTTTTAAGTTATGTTGTTGCACATGAATTTGATTATTGGAGAAGAAGACGAAATGGTCCAACACCACCAAAACTAGAACCTAAAAATGTGGTTCGATTAAGTATCATAAGAGATTTTATATATATGGTCAAAGAATACGCCGTATTTCTTGATATGTATGAGGCAAGAATACAAGACTATTTAATATACAAAGAACAAAACGATAAAAAAAATTACTTGGTTAAACAACATCAGCCGGGAGAAAAAGAAAAACTAATAATAAATTCTGGTCATTTGTTAGAAACATTTGAAAAAGTTGCTAATGGGTACGGATTAGATATCAATAACACGGATTTAAGGAGATGGTATGATTGATTTGATGATTAAGGGACAGATATATTTGTTTCTAATTGTTTTTGTGATGATGATTGCAGGAATGATAAAAGATAATAATTTGTTTAGTGATGTATTTGCATTCCTAAAAAGAAATATAAAAAGTAATAGAGCAGTAGTAGCTTTGTTTAGTGCCATAACAGGAGTTTTACCTATTAAAGGCCGTGTAACTGTATCTGCTGGACTGTTAGATACTATAGCACCAACTAAACCAGAGAGTAGAGCAAAGTTTGGTCCTATAGATTTCATGTCAACACACCATTATTACTTTTGGTCTCCTTTAGAAAAAACAGTTATTCTTCCAATGGCAGCTTTCAGTTTAAGTTATGTGGCATTTATGCAGATAATATGGCCATTGATAATAATGACTTTTGGATATATTTTATGGTATCTTATTTTCATGGTAAAAGATAGTGATATACAATTAAAAGATACAAAAGAAAAGATTAAAGTTAGTAGAATTACAAGATATGTTTTACCTTATGTTTTTGGTGTTGGTTGTGTCATTGCAGGTTATGATTGGTTATTTGTATTTGGCGCTTTAACATTTTATTATATGATAGTTACTCAAACATTTAATCTAAAAAAATTAATTAAATATGTTGACTGGAAAATCGTGGCGTGGGTCGCAGGTATTATTTTTGTGTCAAACTTAATTAGGTCAGAAACGGAAACCATTAATACCTTTCTAGGACAAACAGGACTAGATATTAATACGGTATTTGGGTTTGTTACAATTACACTATTGAGTTTTCTGGGGGCCTTTGCATTAGGTTCTTCTAGTAGATTCGGAGCAATAACGGTAATATTAACTTCTATATATGGTATAGAATATTTACCATGGTTCTTTGCTGTTGATTTTGCAGGTTATATTTTATCACCTATGCACAAATGCGTGGCAATTGGTAAGATGTATTTTGGAACCAAGTTATCCGATTATGCTAAGTTGTTGGCAGGTTGGGCTTTAGTATTAGTAACAACTTCAGGAGTTATGTTATATGTCTGATAGTAAAGAAGATTATAAAGGTATAAAAGAGGCAACATGGGAACACCATAAGAATGCCGAAAGACAAGAGTTTGTAAAAGTATTAATGAGTGGTGAAATACCAAAAGATTTGTACGCTACATATTTGTACAATCAACAAAAAATGTACACTACTTTAGAATATCATGCTAGAGTGAATGGTCTATTTGAACATTTACCTGGTGTAGAGAGAAATGAAGCAATCTATAAAGATTTTGTAGAGTTATGGGATAAAGAAGAAAAACCTATACTTACAGAATCAACATTAGCTTACTGTTCACATATCGAAAATATTAAAGATGACCCGGAGAAGTTGATGGCACATATCTATGTTCGCCACATGGGAGACTTATCTGGTGGACAAATGATTAGTAAAAAAGTACCTGGCGCTGGTATGATGTATAGATTTAGAAACCCTAATGAGTGTAAACGCACCATTAGGGAACAAATTAAAAGATACTATGACAGTTATCAATCAAACATAGTTATGGAAGCACGATTGTGTTTTGACTATGCAACTAAACTATTTGGAGAATTACATGAGCTCAGTATGGCCAAGACTGATTAAATTATCAGAAGAAATAATCGAAGTAATAGATAAAAATATGACCGAGTACCAAGAACCTGGTATGGATAGATTTAATAATGATACATGGACAAATAGAACATGGAAGAGTAATAGTATCAGACGAGCTCATGTGGATATAGTTGATGTAAGGGAACAAAAGAAAATGTGGATGGCTCACATATGTTTATTTCCTGAATTGACAAATGGTGGACCAATTTATGGTTTCGATATAATAGCGGGAGAGAATAAAGTAACAGGCGCTTTTCACGATTTCAGTCCATTGTTAAACAAAGAACACCCTTTAACTAATTGGTTTGTAGAGGAAAACAAGTGGTTTAAACCAAGCAAAGAAAGAGAATTACCTGATTGGGCAAAGAGAATTTTTAGTCCAGGAATGATAGCTGCTGGTAATGTAAAGGCAGGTGAAGAGTTAGAACAAATATGTACTTTAGCAGTCAGTAACCTAAATAATTACATAGATAAGATAGGCAACCATACAGGAGAGGCCAAAAGAGAAGATGTAATAGAAGCACAAAACTTCTATTGCGACAATCAACAGAAAAATCCACATACTCCGAGAGTGATGTTATCACTAGGTTTAGAAGAAAAAGATGTAAAATTGTTCTGTTCCGATAACCTCTTTCCATTAATCTTATAAATATAGGGTAGAAGGAAACAATTATGGCCACACCAGCAAGTAGAGACAACTTAAAAGAGTATGCTTTAAGAGCATTGGGTAAACCTGTCATTGAGATAAATGTAGATGACGACCAAGTAGATGATAGAATAGACGAAGGATTACAATACTTTGCTCAATTCCACTATGACGCTATTAGAAGAACATACTTAAAATACAAGTACACACAGGCAGACAAAGACCGTATGACGGTGGATGGTTCGGCTGAAAGTGTTACCAAAAATTCAGTAACAACAAGCTGGACAGAAGGACAAAATTTTCTTGTAGTTCCAGAGAGTGTTGTATCAGTTATTAATATCTTTCCATTTTCTAACAAAGGAAACTTAAACCTTTTTGATGTTAGATATCAATTAAGATTAAATGACTTGTATGATTTCTCATCAACATCTATTATCAACTATGATGTAGTATTAAGACATTTAGATTTCCTTGACCACATTTTAGTTGGTGAAAAACCTTACAGATTTAATCAACATGACAATAGACTTTATATTGACATGGATTGGAAAAATGATTTAGCAGTTGACGAATACCTAGTAATAGAATGTTATAGAAAATTAGACCCTACAGTTTATACAGATGTATATAATGACATACACTTAAAAAGATATGTTACAGCATTAATTAAAAAACAATGGGGAGCAAACCTATCTAAATTTAACGGAGTAGCAATGATTGGTGGAGTATCTCTAAATGGACAACAGATATTTTCTGAAGCTCTAACAGATTTAGAAAAATTAGAAAACGATATCAGAAGTACATTTGAGCTCAACCCAGCAATGATGATAGGATAAAAAACCATGCCGGTTAATCATTACTTTCAAGCAGGCAATGGAATAGGCGAAACCTCCGAAAAAAGATTACATGAAGATTTAATCATTGAAGGTTTAAAAATATACGGACATGATGTATATTACCTGCCTAGAACACTTGTCAATAGAGACCTAGTATTAGGGGAAGATACCTCTAGTAGGTTTGATGACTCTTATATGTTAGAGGGTTATTTTGAAAGTACAGAAGGATTTTCAGGTCAACAAGAATTAATTAATAAGTTTGGTTTAGAGATAAGAGACGATATTACTTTTACTATTGCTAAACGAAGATGGCAAGACCAAGTTGATTCTCGCCACACAATGATAGTTGAAGGCCGTCCAAACGAGGGCGATATTATCTTTGTACCTTTTATGAATAGTTTTTTTGAAATACTATTTGTTGAAGACCAAGAGCCATTCTATCAATTAGGTAACTTACCAGTTTACAAATTAAAACTAACTAGATTTGAATATTCTAGTGAAGAGATTAATACAGGTCAAGAAGAGATTGATAAGGCTGAGGATAAGTATTCATTAGATACTTTAAACTACCAATTCCAATTAGAATTTGGTACTGAAGCTGAAACAGGAAGAGGTAACTTGCAACTAGAAGATTATCACAATGACGCAACTAATAAACCATCATTCCTTATTAATGAAAGCTTTACAGCGGCTGTATTACAAACACAATCTACATATGCAGAAAATTTAGATTTAGATACGGCAGCCGGTTTTGATACATCTTCTGTAAGTGATGACATATTAGACTTTACAGAAACAAATCCTTTTGGGGAGGTTAATACATAATGTTTGGAAATCATTTCTATAATGAGGGTATGAGAAGATTGACCATTGCATTTGGTCAGATTTTTAATAATATCATAGTACAAAATACTTCCTCTACAGGTGCTGTTACTAAAAGAATTAGAGTGCCATTAGCATATGCACCTAAAGAAAAGTTTTTAGTTAGATTAGACCAACAACCAGATTTAGATGATAGAGAATTTGCAATTGTATTACCTAGAATGGGATTTGAAATTGCAGGTCTACAATATGACCCTACTAGAAAATTAACTAGAGTAAACAAATTTAAAAAAGTACATACAAGAACAGGTGCTACAGGTAAACAAATGGACTTTAACTATACACCAGTACCTTACAATATTAGTTACAATCTTTTTATCTTTACTGCTACTGCTGAAAATGGTTTACAGATTACTGAACAAATATTACCATTCTTTCAACCAGATTATACGGTAACAGTTAACATGATACCTGATTTAAATATCAAGCGTGATGTACCTATCATTTTAAATAGTATAAATTACGAAGACAGTTATAGTGGAGATTTCAATACTAGAAGAGCAGTTATCTATAGTTTAAACTTTACTGCTAAAACATATCTGTACGGACCTAGTAATACGCAAGGTATTATTAAAGAAACGCAAGCTGATTTATATTCTGATACAGATACAGTAAACAAAGCAAGAGAAGAAAGAATTACAGTCGTACCAAATCCTACAAGTGCTGACGCTGATGATGATTTTGGTTTTACAACAACGATTAGTTTCTTTACTGATACAAAGAAATATAATCCAACTACAGATTCGGATAGTTAAACATGAGTGAATTAGATAATAAAGTGAATGAAATTTTAGGTGTAAAAGTTGAAACAAAAGATATGGATATTACATCTTTACCAATGACAGACGATAAACCTTTGGTAGAAAGAAAAGACGACCCTAAAAAAGACGATATAGATAATGATTATGAATATAGTAGAGATAACTATAATGCTTTGATTGAAAAAGGTCAAGCAGCTATAGATGGCATACTAGAAATAGCAAGGGAAGGGCAACACCCGAGAGCATATGAAGTAGTTGGTCAATTAATTGGTAGCGTTGGTAATACTGTAGATAAACTACAAGACTTACAAAAAAAATTAAAACAACTTAAAGAAGTGCCGAATAAAACTAACGCAAATATTAAAAACGCATTGTTTGTAGGTTCTACAGCAGAATTACAAAAGATGTTGAAAGGTGATAAGAATGAAAATATTAAAAGCGCAACAACCACACCCGAAAAAGATAGTAGTAGCGATTGAAGATTTAACTTTCATTAAGACAATGACGGCCTTACGAGAAATTATGCAAGGCGATAAGTTACTACACCCAATACAAATTAATAAACATACAATTAGCGACCAGAAAAGATTGGGTGCTGGCGGAGCTGAGTATGTTGAAAAGAAATTTAGTGTATGGAAAGGTAGTCAAAGAGTACAGGCTGCCAAGAGTTTAGGTTATACACATATAGAGGCAATAATATTAAATGACACTAACTAAACAAGAAAGAACCATTATTACAATGGGCGAAAATAAACAAAAGATGACTCGTAAGGTTGATACTTACGAATACGAATCTTTGGCAGAATGTATAAGGAGCGACCAAGTACCAGCAAGTGAAGTAGCAGAAATTTTTACTGATAAAGAATATTATAAATGGTATAAAAAGAAGTATCTATGACAGACGCATATCTAGGTAATCCAAATTTAAAAAAGGTTAACACACCTGTTGAATATTCTAAAGAACAAATTATAGAATATGAGAAGTGTGCTAATGACCCTATCTATTTTATGGAAGAGTATGTAAGAATTGTATCGCTTGATGAAGGTCTTGTACCTTTTAAAATGTATCCTTTTCAAAGACACATAGTTAAAACTATACACGATAATAGATTTACCATATGTAAACTACCTAGACAATCAGGTAAATCAACAACAACTATTTCTTATCTATTGCATTATGCTTTATTTAATCCTAATTCTAATGTTGCTATACTTGCCAACAAATCATCAACTGCTAGAGATATACTAGGAAGATTGCAACTTGCATATGAAAACTTACCAAAATGGTTACAACAAGGTGTTATAAACTGGAACAAAGGTAATATAGAAT